GTTATCTTGCAATCTTTTTGGCTTTCCATCTGTTCCTCTTACGGCTTCGTAACCTAACGTACAACGGCAGTTGATAACATCGCCAGCACTTCCACTTGGGTCGCAAGGATGTAACATTTGCTCAAAACCGCCATTCTTAGTTTTAACATTAAATTTTTCATCGTATGCTACTTTTATTCCATCCATATTAAAATGGTCAAACGCATCTGGTGGAACTCTCCTTGTTCTTGCATCTTTTGATGCTATCCACTCTTTCATAGTTACAAGACCAGTTGCACTTACACCAATCATAGAACCATAATTTGCAGCTTTACCTGTTTCCGTTCTTGCTATCATCTCTGCTCTGTAATCAGTTATCCCAGCCGTTCTTAATAGCTTTATTGTTTCTTGCATCGTTAAACCTTCCTCAACTGACTTCATTAAGTATTGTTGAATTTGGTTTTTAGTTGTTTGAGTTATCTCTTTTGCTACTTTATCTAATCCTTTTTGTTCTAAATAAGCTAACATAAGGTAAGTAAACAAATCAGTTTGATTATTCTTAAACTCATCTGGTCCTTGATATCCTTTAACAGACTTAGAAACATTTTTATTTACAATTTGTGCCATCTTAACCCCCATTGCAATATGAAGGTTTTGGATGGTCTTTTTTATCTTCTTGTCGCTTATAGCGTTTAAATCTTGGGTATCGCAATAAGTATCTACTTGCCTTTGTAGTTCTTTCTTGAACTTGGGCGAATAGGTTTTTATTGCGTTTAAATATAGTTTCCTATAATCTTGCCAAATCATTATTCTGGTATTGTTAATGGTTGGAACTCATCTGGACTTTGTAAACTTGATGGAATATATAATTTTTCCATTTCAGCTTGGTCAACGTAATCAGGAATCTCTAATCCCATTATATCCATCTTTTGCTTAGGTGCAATCCACCAAGCCTTATCTAACCATTCAACTTGTTCTGCTTTGTTCGCTTCTAACTCAGTGTAAACAGTTGGGTCAAAGTCAACATAAATGTTACTTCCACGATAACCCCAATCAGAATGCAATTTTCTATTCAAGTTATCTCTAATACCTACTAACAAAGGAATAGCACAACGTACTGTCAATGCTTTCTCTCCTTCTCTTTGGTTGTTGTAAGTCTTATTGTCAGCATCGTTTAATAATTGAGAAGGTACTCCGTAAATATTACAAAGTGCTTTCATATCCCACTTTTCACTCTCAATGATGTCTAATTCAACAGGACTCAATCCGATTTGTTTCCAATCTACTTTGTAACCACTAACCGCAATTGAATTAAAGTTAGCAGAGCCACCTTTCTCGCTTACTGCCTTTTTAAGTGCTTGTGCTTGTTGTGTTCCGCTAATTGGGTCAAAGCGTTCATCATTCATAAAAAGAACTCCAGCTGGACCACCATTCTGGAAAGATGCTACCGCAGCAGTCTTGGCTTCGTTCGAACGAGTCAAGTTTCTCGCAGCAGCCATCAATGGAGATTGACCATATAGTTGATTCCCAGTTGTATTCCATTGTAAGTTTATGTATTTATCTTGAAGTACCTCTTTTTTACTAAAGTTCCAAAGTGGACCATAGTTCAATTGGTAACCGCTAATAGTTGGAGGGAAATTTTGAATGTCCGCTAAAACGTACATATATTGAGAAGGAAGCACATACATTTCATACGGCTTACCATCATTGTTACCACCTTCAATCATCTTTGCGTAAACAAAAGAGTTTCCTGTAATTAACTTAAAAGTACACCAAGCCTCAACGAAATCGCCAAATGTATCTTCTTCGTTTGGATATTTTAATAACTCGTTTAATCTTGCATCGCCTGTATATAGTTCAAACGCTTTCTTATGTAGCTTCTCAACATCCTTCCAGTTCTCAATCTTATCTGGTTGGCTCATCAACGCTTTATACTTCTTTGCTGAACTTTCATCAACAACTTTGTAAACGTGGAATGGAGCAAGTTTTGCTTTGTCAGCAATTAATTTAACGATAGAATAAACTATGTCGTTTGCAGCATAACCATCATTTACGAAACTAATGTTATCGCCACCTTGCCAAGTGATTATCCCTTGTTGTATCGCAACTTGTCCGTTAAAAGGTATCTGTGGTAAAACTGTTGATAGTTTTTGTCTTTTACTAAAAAAGTCAAGTAATCCCATTATATATGAATTTTAACAAAGTTAGACAATTTATCCTAAAATACCGACACCTCAAATTTAGGCTTGGTTAAATGTGTAAACACGGCATATCGACACGCATCCATCAAGTCATCATTTGCCTTCACAGGTTCTTCTATTACGTTATCGTTTTTATCCTTTTTCCATTTGTAAGACATAAACTCCCTTCTTAGGTTTTTGCTATTGTAGTGCAAGTTTATAGGATAAGACTTCATCTTTACAATTCCTGCCCATACATCCTTCTGCGCTGGTTTAATGTTAAATCCTTGTCGGTATAGTTCCTCAATAGACTTAGGCTCGGCAGCATCCGCATATATAGTTGCTCTTTCAGGTAACTTCTCTTTAATCAATCTTGATAGGTCGCTTAAAGTCAATCCGCTTTGATAAACTATTTCCTCAAAGTAGTTCTGTCCTTCGTGATGCGTAACCTTTATAAGTGCAGCAGGGTGAACATAACCAAAGTCCAATCCGTAAAACACATCTCCATCAGGTGCTTCATCATATTGTTTCCATTGAGTATAAATAATTTCTTTTGCTGACCCTCGTTCTCCTAATCCATAAACTTTCCACATAAAGTCATCAGGCAAATCCTTGTATTGCTCAATGTTTCTTATTTGGCTTTCGCTAAGGTTTGATATATTGTTAAGGTAGGTAGAATGGATGCGTTTGTTCATTGGGTTATCAGCTACTTCATAAACCCAAGAAATAAAGTCGGCTGGATTCCAGTCTAAAAATGATTGCCCTGTTGTACGAATTAGAAGCTGGTCAAATAAAGCCTTACTAATTAGGTTTGCCTCGTTTACGAATAGTATATCCCTTGCTGGTCCTTTTGCTTTGTCAGGGTCTTCAAGACCGAACAACTCAATATAAGAGCCGTTCTTAAACGTATAAATAAAATCGGTGTATCGGAAATCCTTTTCATCCCATATACCCCATTGTTCCATAATGCCTTTAAAATCCCTATAAACTCCACGCTTAATATGTGGTAGGGAATGAGAAACGAACGAAATTCTTGTATTAGGTGTGCTTAAAGCTATGTGAATTAGCAACTGAACAACCGAATAGCTTTTACTTGATCTTGACCCACCTTCATTGCATATTATAGGATATCCTTCCTCGTATGCCTTTTTGTTAGCATAGAAGACAGGAGTAGCCTTAATCTTTAATTGGTTGACAATCTGCATCTGGTTCTATTGTGATTTGCACATTACCCTTTATGTCAGCGGTTATGTCGGTTGTTTGTTTAGGTCTGCCTTCTAATCGGTCTAATAGTATTTCATAAGCCTTTAAATCGCCCTTCCTCGCCTTTGCTATGATTTGCATATCTAATTGCTCCGCTATTGTAAACTCCTCATCTTCGCCTGTTACTGGGTTGCGTACCTTAGTAACCAACTCTAATAAACGCAAAAGTCTTGTCTTGCTATTAGGCACACCCTTTGGTCTGCCGTTGGGGTTTCCGCTTACCCCTTTTTCAAATTGTGTATCTGTATTTGGAAATGCCATAAGTTACCTGTTTTTTACCTGTATTACAAAATTACCCCATTCTTCTTGATAATCAATGAAGGGTCAAGTTTTTTCATTCTATCAACAATCACTTGGCAATACTTAGGCTCTAATTCCATAGTAAAATTCTTTCTTTTTAGATTATGACAAGCAGCCATTGTACTTCCGCTTCCTCCAAATAAATCTAATACTGAACCTGTTTCAGTTGCATACTTAATACCAAATTCAACAACTTGAATTGGCTTTTGTGTTGGATGAACTGACTTACCAATATTTGCTCTATTAACTACAACACATCTTAAAGGCTTATCTAAATTAGTCCAAGCAAGTTCTCCATCTGACATTGTTAAACCATCTTGACCTTTGCTCCAATATATCCAACCCCTACTTGCAGGTAATAAGTCAGCAAAGTAATTACCACCAAAAATAACAGTAGGCACATTTAAAGCTAATATATTTTGAAACACATCTTCAGAAGGTCTTTGATTATCCCAACCCATAAACTCGTGATTTTTCCTATTATGTTTTGGATTTGCAGCTTTAGATTCTTTTTGACCATCAATACCTATTCCATAAGGAGGGTCAGTAAATATCATAGATAATGTATCATTATTTAAAAGTTGTTCTATTTTAGATAAATCGCTACTATCCCCACAAAGTAACCTGTGTTCGCCTATCTCAAATAAATCCCCTAATACTATATCTGTTTCAATTCCGCCATCTGGAACTGCAAAGTCATCTTCTTCTGCCTCTAATACATTTACATCAAAGTTTGGTATGTCTAAACCCCATTCGGTTAAATCTTCTACATCCCAATTATTAGCTAAGTCATCCCAATCCCACTCGCCATAGCCTACGTTATCCTTTACTATAAATTCCTTCTTTTGTTCTTCGGTTAGTTCTTTTGCTTGTTTTACAGGTACATCTTTTAACCCAGCTTCAATACAAGCCTTTAGCCTCATATTCCCACCTAAAACAATATTATTTTCATCTATTACAATAGGTCTAAGTTCAAGCATTTGTGGGAAGTCTTGAATTGACTTAACCAGCTTTTTAAACTTATCATCCTTAATGATTCTTGGATTGTTTGGATTAGGTTTTATTTCGTTGATATTCATATTAGTATTTTTGTTTTTCTACTTCTATTTGCCAATATTGATATGCAATTAATTGTTCGGCATTAATATCTGGGTCAATAGGAGATTTTTGTATATAATCTTCAGCTAATTGACATCTTAATTTCCAATAAAACTTTTCTTCTATTAAATCATTTATAGCCTTAGATAAGTCTAATCTACTTTGTTCAAATTTTTCCATATTATCGGTTCTTTGTTGGTGTTCGTATTGATATTATACTATCTACTTTCTTTTCTAAATTGTCATATCCAACCCATTTGCCACACTTAGTGCATTCAAATTGGGTTTCTTTTATCTTACCGAACCACACATAGCCTTCGGTAACTGTACCGCATTTACAAGTATATAGCTTCTTTCCGTATGTATCTTTCATCGCCCTTGTCTTTGATATGGTTTAACTGGTTTATCCTTTGGACCAGATGTCTTTTTGTACTTGCCACACTTTCTTTTTCCAAAGCTAACTTTGTTATTGCTGCTTACTTTTGCCATAGTTGTTTATTAAGTCTGCCATAAAATTAAATCTTTCTTCTTGTGTTTCTCCAAATACATAATGCGTAGTTCCATCAATGTCAAAAACATAGCAAGGATAACCCGCTATTTCTTGCTCTTTGCACGTTTCAAATATGTTATGTGTATCTATCAATTAATTCTATTAATTCAGTTCTTGTCCATTTTTTAACCCTGTTATTAACCGCCTCAAACTCTAACTCCTTCACCGCTTTTTCACCTATCCTTTCTACAAGTCCGATTCGGTACATTGCTTGATTTCCGTGTTTATACATATTGCACCTAGCACATTGTAAATGGATATTCCATTCGTTAAACCTCAAAGCACTAAATCCTTTAACCGCAAAATAATGCCCTGCTTGATTACCATTGTAGCTTCCGCAACTTATACAAGGCAATCCTTCATCTCGTTTCCTTATATACGCATTAACTACCTTTTGGGTCTTTTCTAACAACTTGGGTAAAGGTATCAATGGCATAAAGCAAAATTAGGGTTACTTTTTCAATCTAACAACACAAAGTCGGTCATTATGCTTGTAGCGTTTCTTATTAATTGGGTTCATATAAATCATAATCGTTTTATAGTCAGTACCTAAAAACCTTATTGCCTTTGCTATTGATCTAAACCATATTTCCTCTTTTGTATCTAAATAAATTAATCTTACCTCAATGTTGTTATCTATTCCTGTCATCTCAATAATCGTTTTAATTCAAAGTATAAATGTGCCGTTAAATAAATGCAGCAAGCAAGTGGAACACTAATCAGCGTAAACTTTAGCAGTTCGTAAATAAATGTTAATTGTTTCATATCCTATTGGTTGTAAGTTCTGTTATAGTAATCTTCAGCTTGGTCTATGCGAATTGGATGACCACCTGCTAAAACATATCTTTCAGCTATATATGCCTCTATTATTTGTCTTTTTTCTACTTCAATTAAATGTTCAATTAATGTTAAAACAACTGAATAGGCTATATTATGTCCATATTGATAATCAGTTAAATTTCCATTATTATATTCTTTAGGGAATACTTTACTTTCTATTTCCTCTTTTAAAAATTGCATTGGTGTTTTCATATTGTTTAGTTTAAAAAACCACCCCAAGTTCCCGTAATTACTATCTTGTTAAAAATATTTAATTCTTGAGGTGGCTATAATTGGTTTTGTAAAAATAGGTACAAAGAATATCTTTTGCACTCATTTTTTATAAATAATTCATCATTTAATTTTTCCAATTCTCTATCCGTTTTGGCATTGACCTTATAGTGAGCAATAACCTTAGCTTTTATCTTTTCGGCTACTTCCTTAGATAGATTAGTAGTGTTTAAATCTTTGCGCTTCCATAGTATATCAAAAGCCATCGTATTGAGTAGCTTCCAGTCCTTTTTTGCCGATTTCTCCCAATTTTGGTATAATGCCTGAATAATCTCATCATCTTGAATTTTAGGTATCTCTATTTGAGGTGGCTCGGTATAAGTCTTGTTTCTTACTTGAACTGCTATTGGTTTGTAAGCTGCCATCACATCCCCAAAGAATTTAGGGTTAAAAGTAATTGCCTTGTCAACCGATAATTTCCCCATTGCGTAAAGTTCAAAAGCTACTCCTAATTCCTTTAGTTTGTAGTTTCCGTAATTCTTTATTACAAATTCGCATAAAAACTGAAAAAACTCTATTGTAGGTGTTTGACATCCGCTTAAAGCTATACAAGTCTTTAGATGTTCTTTTACCTCAATAGGCGAACATCTACCTACACTCATTGTTTCTAAAGCACTATAAACTTTTAACTCATCAGGCTCAAGTTTATTATAAATTTCTAAATGCAATAGCTTCTCGCTCTGTGTAAGAGAGTTTACTATTGTTGCTAATTCCTGTTGCATTTGGTTTATAGTTTATGTGAACAAATTTCCCATCCTTTAAATCCCTTGCCATCCAATTTTTTGCGGTGGCAATCCAATCTAATTTTTTTTCGCCTTTAGAATCGGACCAATTTTTAATTACTTCGTAATAATACTCAAAATTAGCTTCTTCATATTGACTTCCAATAAAAGCTGCCTTAAATATTTCTTTATCTATAAATTGACTTTCACTAAATAGCGTTTGCCTACTAACCTTTACTTTAGTTTCTTTTACTTTACTTTCCTTTCCTTTTATTTCCTTTATAGCATTGCTAATGCTTTGCGATTGCTTTGCGTTCGCATTATCCCATCTCTTACTTGCTGATTGTCTTGCTTTTATGCTTTTACTATCTCTTTCATCTAATCTTTTTTGAACTGATAAACTTCCAAATGTATTATTATCAAATACAAATAAATCAAATTCAGTAATAATAGATTTTATAATATTAGTATCAACTCTAAAATCATAAGCTATGCCTTCGTAATCATTTCGCAATGCGTTTGCATTATTGTATAAATCTTCAATTATTGCCCAAAATATACCATATCCAAGCATACCGTGTTTCCTAATTAAAAACTTAATTTTTTCGTCATTCCTACTATTATAGTCGTGAGAAAAATAGAATGTGTCTTTAGCCATTTTTTATAAGTTTTTTGTAAACGTTAGTGTGAAATTCTTTTACTATTTGATGCTTATAATATCCTAAAACTTCAAGTTTATAAATAAACTCATTTAGTCTACTTTTAGCAAATTCTTCCAATTCGTGGCAAGGAACACATAATGTGTCAAAATTATCTAATTCGTAATCCCAAGGTTCTTTTCCATATTGATAAGATTTGTGATGTACGTGCAATGTATTGGATTTGTCATTGCATAATTTACATTTAAAATCATCTCTTTGCATAACCTCAAGACGTTTCTTTTGCCATCTTGGGTCTTTTAGCTTTTCTGCGTAAGTCATAAAAATAAAAATGCCCTCAGATTTGAAGGTAGTACCAGTACCTCCGCCTCCTTGGGCTAAAATTTTTGTCAATGGATTCTGGTACAATCCTAATGCAAATATACACTAATTAACCGAATATTGTGCTATTTGCTTCTTGTTTTTTAGCTTAATAATGGTTGTTTTTATGTTCATTCCATCGTTTCTAAGGTCTGCTATTCGTGCTGCTAATCTAAAGCATCCGAACTTGTTTAAAGCATCAATAGGGGTTAATTTTCTACCCTTATTTAGGTAGTTTGCGATTTGTTGGTTTTGGCTCATAGTTGTAGGTTTTAAATTTGCGCTTTACGTTTTCGCCCAACGTGCGGGTTAGAATGGTAAGTCCGAAGGATGTGATTCTTGTTCTTGTTGGTTTACGGCAAATTCTTTTTTACCTGTTGGCGCATTGTAAGAAACTTGTTTACCTCTGCCACAATAGTTTTTCTTTGCTTTCTCGGCTCTTTCCTCTTGTGATTGGTTGTTCCATACTGTGTGCGTGTTTCCTTTATCGTCTGGCTCTTTTAAGAAGTCGGTAGCAATATTTGCGTAGTTTTTGCCGTTCTTAGCTTCTTTCCAGTTGATGTCTTCTTTGCAAATGTTTAGTACAATCATTGTTTATTTATTTAGTTGTTTATTTAAATCTTTAATACCTTCATTAATATTTTCTTCTGCATAACCTGATGCTTTTAAAATAGTTACAAATAGTTCTAATACTTCAAAAACATCTTCTGCATCTTCATCTTCAATTGATACTTTTAATCCTTGATGTTCAAATGTCATTTTAATCATAGTTTTTAATTTTAATCGTTTAAATAGTTTTCAAATACTTCAAATTTATCAGATAACATTTGATAAGGAATGTAATCCCTTTTCGGTTGATCTAATAACTCTGGGAAGTGTAATTGTTTATGTAATTTAAGTTTATACTTAGCTGCATTTAATTTATTAATCATTTCCGATGCATTTTGTGGGTAGCTTGTTTCTACTTTGTAATTCCAAAACTTAACTTCCTCTCTTAAATCCCATAGTCTTTTTAATGGTGTCATAAAGATTCTTTTTTCTTGGTAAATAATTTAGTTACATCTTTAGTTGCAAGTTCGGTATTTAGTGCGTAAAGTTGGCTTAATTCGGTAGTATTTATGCACAAATCAATTGCTAATTCCAAGTCATCAACGCTTTCGTGTGTCTTAATGTAGGCTGGGGTTTCCTCTGTTGATTGAGCCATTTCATCTCCTGTATAAAGTCCGCTTAAATCTTGTGGGTAAGCCTTTCTCAAAGCTAATGCCTCTGCAACTTTACTTAACATTGTATGTGGCATCTTCGCCCATAAACCCATTGGTTTGCCATCGTTTGTTCTTTGGCAATATTCATCCCAATAAGCTATACCTACTGATGCTTCATACCTTGTTTCGCCGTGAAATCTAAATACTGAAACCTTACAAGATATTAACTTACCATCTTGTTCTACAAAGATTGGTTCGCTTTGCCCTCCGTAATTTCCGCTTCTTTCAGCGATTACTCGGAAGCCATCAATACTTGTTTGAATGGTCATTTTTTTACTCCATCCGTTTGGTGTTTTTACGTTCCTGTGGATGCAATAAATCTGCCTTGATAAAGCATCAAGTCCTGTCCTTTGTGCTTGGTAAAGAAAGAGTTTTAGTTCATCAACTGTTGCCTCTGGAGCAATCTGTGATTTTACTAACTCTACTTGATCTTTCGTGTACGAAAGTTGTGGCTTTTTAGCCAGTTGTTGTTCGCTCATATTGGTTGGTTTTAGAGTTTAAAATTAACTACTTTGGTGTTAATAACCAAATTAAAGTAGCACATTTAAGTTGAAAATGTCATTTTTTATGGTATCATCAAACTTATTTGACAATTGTCCTTTAATCTTTGAAATAGAGTGTAAAACTGTGGTTCTATCCCTATTGAACAATTTGGCTATTTCCTCGCCATTTAATTGGGTCTTTTCCTTAGTGAAATACATAGTCATTTGTCTTGCCAAAGTAACCTCCTCGCCTCTATATTTGGACATCATTTGTCCGTACTTAATTTGATAATAATTGCAAATCTTTTCAGCCATTTGGATTGCGTACTCCTTTTGTTGTTCTTTGTCCATTCGTATTGTTTTTATGTTTAAATGTTTGTCTAATAAATCCTTTAATTGGTTTATTTCTTGCTTTAGTTTTTTGTTCTTTTCTCGCAAAACCTCTATTTCAAGTTCTGCCATATATGTTTTATGTACTTCTCTCATTAGAAATGTAAAAGGTTTATTGGAAGCATAAAGTCCTCCGTTAAGGTATAAAGGTCAAGGATAAGATAATGGTAGCTTTTAAGGATTCTACGCTGGATGTCATTCATCCTTGCTATCTTGATTAGTAAGTCTTCCTCGCTAATCATTGTTCTTGTAGTGTCCAATCCTCGCCTCCATTCTGCAAGATCAGCCTCAAATAGATTTTGTCTTCCTTGTGCTTGTTTTAGCAGTTCCAATAGGATTGTTGCTCTTTTGTGCAACTTTAGTTGTTTCTCCTGATAGATTAGTTTGCTCATATTGTTTTAGGATTTTGTAAACCAACTTACTAAGCGTTATGCCTTTGTTGTC